TATAAACTTACCCTGAACATCTGAGCCTGTTAATCTACCTGCCATAAGTTACTCCTATAGACTGCTTATATTAAGCATGATAACACTGTTATCAGTATTACCATTTACAACCATTACAGAACCAACGTGTTGTAAAAGACTAGCATCTGCTTTAGCTTCTACTGCTCCTGCTAAGTTATCTGATCTATTTACTGTATGTCCTAGAACAATAGTACCATCAGTAATAACTGAAGCTGGTCCGCTAGTTTGTGCCCAAAAATATCTATCATCTGCAATAGCTATTGGAGATACTCCAACTACAGAACCTGTTTCTGCTGTAGGTGCTATAACCACATCTATATAAGGATTTTGAATTAAATCAATTTTAGATGAAGTTGTTATAGCAGTTACAACTGGATCAAATAGAGTTATAACACAACTAGCTGAAGCGTTAGCTGCTGGGTTAGAAGCAATTTTTAATAATTGTCCTTGACCTGCTACATCGTTTACATGGAGATAACCATTTTTATATTGGTTAAGTGTTGCTGCGTTTGTGCCGCCTAAAGTAACTGTAACAGTTGTAGCTGCTGCTGATGCTGCTGTTGGGGTTAAATTTCTATGTGTAGTAACTGCTGCTGCGTTTTGTATTAAAGCACCTGCTGCTATTGCTGCACCTGAAAAAGCATACTTAAAAGTTTTGCTTCCATAAATTAAAGTAGATCCTAATGGAAATAATTGTGTAGCACTTTGAGTGAAAGGATTAGATACAACTGCATCAGTACCTACGCCAGAACCATTTTTACCAAATATAACATCTGTTGGTCCAACACTACCTGATACTTCTTGCATTTCTAACCAAGAACCTTCTTTAACGTGTACATTACCTTCTGTAAGTACATTACCACTAACATCAATATCGAACTTGTCGGTTATTGCACCGGTTGTCCCATTAACGTTAATTACCTCGAAACCACCTTCGGACCTGACTGGACCTGAAAAAGTTGAATTTGCCATAATTTCCTCCTCGGAAATAAGTTCTATTGTCTCGGCTTGTCTGCTAGGTCAGTCGATAGAACAAGTTAATAATCCTAGTTACTTGATTGTATATTAAATTTTAAATAAAAAAAAGGGGGCTGTTAGGCCCCCTAGTAATTGTAGTTGAGTAATAAACGCTACAATAAATCGTTCGTATTAAGCTCCTTGAGAACCGTAAACGGCTCTAAAGTTAGAATATCCAAAGCTGTAACGCTCTCTAGCTTTGTATCTCATATTCCCAGTATCAAAATCACCCTCTAATGCAGTTTGCATTGGAGATCTTTCGAAATACTTAAATCCATCAGGACAATCTGTTTTCAAGAAGAAAGCATCTGTATCTGTTAGATAATGGTTTACGACATAGCCGTTAGGCAGCATACCCATATTCTTAATTGCGTTAAGGTCATTGTCAGAACTACCAACTCTACCAGGAGTTTGTAATAATCTGTCAGCAACAAATTGCAATTGAGGTGGAATAATTAACTTCATTCCTCTTAGTGCCACATTAAGACCTCTATCATCCGAGAATGTAGAAATATTAATTAATGCATCTTCAAGAGAAGTTTCATTAAGATCCGCCATAGTGGTTGCTCTATTCGCTAAAGTACCACCGCCACCAAGAGGGTGCGAGGTATTAATTAAAGATACACCATCACCGCCAGTAGTAGAGAACGCATTGTTCAGTACTGATGCAGCTTTGATTTGCTTAGTATTAGCCATAGATCTAGCTAATGCTTTAGTGTATCTCGCGCCAAGCCTGTCATACAAGTTATCTTCAACAGCTTCTTCTGTTAGTGCAAATGCTAAAGCAACAGTTTCGTGAGTATAACGAGAAGTATATCCTTCGTTAGCTGTATCAAATCTGACACCACTACCTTCTGATTTTACTTCTGCATTACCAAATCCCACGATTAAAGTTTCTTCTTCAAACGCTCTATCAGAACTTTCTGAATCGAAAATTTCTGTATGCTCTGCTTCGTATCTTGCGTATTCCATACCGAACAAGGCGTTAAGGCCTGGCTCTAATTCTTTCGCTAATTGCGCTCTATTAATAGCCATTACTTATACTCCTGTTGGGTCTACGTAGAAATGTTCGTTAAATTTAACAATAACGTTTACATTTGCCGAGCCTGTTGTTGTGTTATCCGGATCAGAGGAGAATCCCATAATCCTAAACGTTGCAGTTGTTGCACCAGTTGTCCCAGATAGTTCTAAAGCAGACATACCAGTTTTGGTAGATCCAGCTGTATAAACCATGTCTGCATTCAAACCAACATCAGTTTGAGCTGGAGAACCAGCACTCTGAATTTCGAATACAGCATTAGGGTCATCTTGTACAAAAGCTACAATATCAGCCGATACAGTTCCAGTGGGGAAAAAAGAACTAAACACAACGTCACCGCTGCTATTAGTAAATTGACACCCTCTAAATATGCCTACTGATTCATCACCAGCTGCTGCTACTAAAATAGTACCAGTATTAAGCATTTTAACTAAATCGCCTGAAAAAATATTCCCCGAAGCTGCTGAAGCTATTTTATATTCTGTTGTACCACCGTTGGCAACACCAGAACCTAATTTACCTACCAGCCTTGCTCCAAATGGGGCATCTTTGTTAGCCATAATAAGTCACCTTATATTTTAAAATTAATTTTTGACGATCAACTACGTTGACCACCTCCAAAAGTTACTTTGCTTGTTCTTTCCGGTGTTAAAATCGGAGAGTTAGGATCGGATTCCCTTAAGAGATCATTGTCCACAGCGTCTTGCTGAGTTCTTGCACGAGCATTAAAATAGGAGTTTCTTTCCTCTCGCGTCTCATTCGGGATCTTAGCCAAAAGCAAACCGCCAACTGAAACTACCCCTGCATGTTTACCGTCATCAATAGTAGGAAGCGCGAAATCACCTATCTCTTCGGATCTAACAAGGTCGAAACCTTCTCTCATCCTAGAAGTTACATTCTTTCTGTCTTCGTTACCAGCGAGTTCAGCTCTAATCCACCTGTAAGTATAACCTTCAGGCGCGGGGGGAGTATCCAACATTGATGGTGGACTCCAGGGTTTGCGAGCTTCTTTCGTTGCTCGAGTGTCGGCAGAACGCGAAGTTCTGTTTAAATCTTTTTTATTATCTTCTTTCATAATTGTTACCTTTTAACATATCTTGCGTACTCTGTTAGGGGTACGTTTAATCTTTTAGCCATCTGAACTTCAGACGGAGACAATTTTACTTGTCTTTTATTAGAGCCAGCATTACCAGCTACTCTTCCAGCCGAAGCCACTTTTTGTTGAGGCTTAGATTGACTACTAGAAGATTCTGAAAACTTTTGAGGGAATGCATTACGAATTCTCTTGTCCACTTCAGTATAGTACTCATCTGTTCCAAGGTCAAAGCCTTCATTTCGTAATTGTGCATGAATGGTATAAGCACTTGTAGTCATAATTTCATCTTGACCAAACCATTCGTTTTTTTCTATCCAAGACTCATCTGTTGAAGTAAGTTGTGGTTGCTGTTGTACTGGTTGCTGTTGTGGAATGTAGTCTTGATAATTTGATTGTTCTTGAACATTTTGTTGATGTTCTAATTGTTGTTTAGAAACATTAACTTTGTTTTCTTCTATTGCAATTTTTGAAAGTACATCTTGAGCTTTGCCTACTTTGTCATAATCAGCTACTTCGTGAGCATTTTTTAATGCTGCTAAAGCTTGAGATTTTTGTGACTTAAGCCTGCTTTCAGCTTCATTTAAATAAGACTTATCACTAAATGATGATTTAGTTTTTAAGTTTTCATTTTCTGCTGCTATTCTTTTTGCATACTCATACGCAGATTCTTGACCACGCTCTGCTTCTCGTAACTTACGAGTTAGATTGTTAATACGTTTTTTAACCTTCTCAGAATAATCTTCTAGTTCTTCTTCTGATTTAACTTCTTGTGTTTCAGAAACATCCTCAATAGCTTGTTCAGCTTCTTCATCTACCGGAGCTAAGTCCGCTATTTTACCGCTAGGTTTTTCTTCGGGTATTTCTACTTCGACAACCTCGCTTTCGTCAATAATTTCTTCTTTAATTTCAGACATGTTTACTCCTTATACTGCAAGAATATCGTCAGGATCTAATATAGTAGCAATTACTTCATCATCGTTAATGATTCTGCATTCAGACTCATCTCCCAATCTAAAGCGAGCGCCAGCATATCTGCCTATTAATACCCATTGTTTTTCCTGACACCAAGGCCCAGTAAACTTACTGGAGTCTTTGTAGCAATCAGGACCCATTTTTACAACATACCCTACAACGGTTGCTAGAGATTCTCTATCTACCGTTGACTGTACCAAATGAATTCCTCCTTCTGTTACAGCCTTACCTGCGTATGGAAGAATTAATATTCTCCATCCTGTAGGTTGGGGCATTCTTTGTAAAATTGATTTATCTAAAAGAGTAGGATCTAAAACTCTAGCTCCTGGCTCTATATACGGAATATTATCCGTAGTAGATTTAGTTTCTTTTGTAGCGGTTTCTTTTTCTTTGACTTCTGCTTCTATTGCGTGTGCAACATGATCAGGTACGTGTATCTTCGGCATCTTCTTGTATTTTTCCTAGCAGTTCTCTAAATGAATTTTCTGCGTCAACTAGAGAACTGTAGCGTCCACACAGATACTGATATTGCGCAAAGTCTTTAGTCCCAGCTAAAATTACATCCTTTACGCTTTCTTTTTGAGCCTCAATTTCTTTAAAAAATTTTTGGCTTACCCAAACTATTGACACTAATAAATGCCAGAAAACTTGCCACCGAATTCGGCAGCGCCCATACCTCTAGCTTTACCTTTACCCATTCCAGGTTTAGGAGTTGTGCTAGCGTCAAAAGTTCCTGCGTTACTTTTTAAAGAAACAGAACCTTTGTTACTGTAACTATTCTTATTGGTAGTTACTTTTGGAGTTTTTTGTTGTGATATATCAATTCTTTTTATCATGTTGTTTATTATCTTGGTTAAATAAAATATTTGCAAGTTTTTATTTGCCTTGGCCTCTGTATTTTTTATACTGTTTTTTTGCGTTTTTATTTTTAGGATAAGTGTTGTTGCTATCGCCTATAGAAGTTCTTTTAGTTTTGCTTTTTTGTTTGTCTATACCAGAACCAAGAGTTTTAAATTTTAACGGCATTACTGTTGTTTGTTTTGCATGTCAGCTATTTTAAATCTAGCTTGTTGTTCCATTCTTGCTCTGGCCGTATCATCTCTTAGTCCAGCAATATCTTCTTGGGTTTCAATTCTTTCTCTATCAACATTAATTCTTTGTTGAGCTTCTTGAACTTTTCTTTGTTGTTCAGCTGCAAACTGTTGTTGTTCTATTGAAAGCTCTTGTCCTTTTAATGCTAGTTCTTGTTTTCTAATTGCAACCAAAGGATCTTCATCTTGAGGTGCTGCAACTTTTTGATTGTATTCAATCAATAACTCAGCAAGTATTGGAGATGAGAATTGAGCCAACATATCTCCTGCTTGAATTGACAAAGCTTGAGCTTCTTCTGGTTGTGCTTGTTGAGCTTGTTGTTGCAAACCTTGGAACTGTTGCATTATTTCAGGAGGCATTTGTTGTTCAGCTAGGATGTCTGCTTTCATTTGTAAATGTTGCATTATATGAGAATGTATTAAAGCTTGAACTTGTGCGTTCATTTGAACTGGTGGCGTATTTAACAAAGACATGTGAATTGAAATATGAGCATCATGATTTTGTTGTGGGAACGCTTGAGCTTGTTGACCTAATAACAATTGATTGTTTTCAAATCCAGCTTCTAAAGGAGTAGGATCTGTAGGTGGTGGTGGAGTTAATATTTGATCTATATTGTCTACACCTATAGCTGCATACATTCTTTTGTACGCTTCGTAAGTACCACTAGGTCCATGAACTTGTGGGTTAGATTGAACTAACTGCATCATTTCTTGAGCCATAGCAATTCTTTGTGATTGGCTAAATATGTCTGGATTTGAAACTGGAAATATATCTACCTTTTCATCAAAGTCAGACAACATAATAGAAGATTCATTGTTAGCTATAGCGTAAGGATATTCTGGAGGCAAGTACTCTTGAAAAACCTTAGACAATATTCTAAATTCTTTCTTTTGAGAATTATGCAATCTTTTATGGATTGCAGATAATACCTTGGTAGATCTTTCAAGCAAAGCAAGCGTTGTTCCTACTGGAGCATTTGGGTTGCCTTGTCCTGTATTAATCTCTGCAATAGATGCAAATTTTTGACCTGAATCTACTAATATGTTTAGTAGGTTAAGTAATGTTGCACTAGGTTCTTTAAAAGGTAATGGTTGGATAGAATCGCGTAAAGATCCACCCGGAGCATCTACGTCTCTAAACTCGCCAGGTTGAATAGGCGTGTCTTCATCTCTAATCCTAATGCCTCTAGTTTTAAATCCTGCGGGCAAATTAGCTAAAGTACCTGCATCAATTAATTGTCTCATAATAGATGTTGATGCTTTAGATAACCCACCTATCATGTGTGTTAATCCAAAACCGTAGAATCCTAGTCCTGGCAAGAATTTAAAATGCACAAAGTATTCTATTTTCTTTTTAAGAGTATCGTCTTCTTTGTAATTTCTTCTAATAGATAAGATCTCACTTGAATGCGTATCTAGTGTAACTATGTAAGGAAGCTTGACTCCTGTTGGCTCTCCATCTTCATCCATATCCTCAAAGCCTTCTAGCTCTAAGTTACAATGAACCTCGTATAGAAGAGACACTTCTCCGTCATCGTAGGTAGGTTCCATACCAGAAAGTTTATTTATTTCTTCTTTTACATCTGTAAAACTATTAGAGTTCTCTCCAGTTTCTAAATCTATCTTTCGATAAAATCCAGAAGCTTGTAATTTTCTTACATCATTTTCTGCCATCTTAATAACGTTAGTTATTCTTGTGCAGCTTTCTAAATCTGTTGTGTAGTACGGAACAATTAAATCTTCAGGAGCAATAAATTTTGATACGGCCCTGCCTAAATTTTCATCGTAATAAACTTTTTTAAATGCAGACCCAGCCAAAGGTAGATAAAAAAGCATTTGATCTAACTCTTCATCAAACTCTTCCATTACATGAGTAATTTGGTAGTTCATAAAATCTTTAACTCTTTGAGCTTGCTCTTCTAACATAGAGCTATACGCTCCCATAACTTGAGTCTTAACTGGCCCACCAGAAGGCAATAGTTCTTTGTAAGCTTGAGCTTGGAAGGTTGTAACTGCCTCTCCTAACAACGGATGAATAACACCTGAAGCTCCGGCAAAAGGCTCGGATCTCTCGGCATCAAACTTCATGCCTAAGTATTTAAGGCCGTCTGTATATGTGCTTTCCCAGTCTTCTCTAGATCCTTTATCTTTTTCAATCCCTGCTACTAATTCATTAGATATTGTTCTTAAATCGCTAGCGTCAATTACTTCGGCAAGATTAGAGTCAAATCCTGTTTCCATTTCTTCTGAATCAGTTTGTCCTAATATAGCGCTGCCATCTTCTTGCATTTCAAAACCTTCAGAACCAGATTCTCTAATGGCTTCTAGAGCAATACTCATATTTTCTTGACCAAGAGGTACTTGATTTTCTTCATTAAGAACTGTTGGATTTATGTCTTTTTCTACTGCCATATTAGTAATATACCCTTTTTACTGGTGCTTTCTCTCTATCTGTATAATCATCATTCAAAGAAACTAAGCCACCTTCTCTAAACCTCATTAAGGCTTGAGTCATAGTATCACATAGGTCATCATTTTTTCCAAAGGGAAATGCAGCACATTCTTCAATCATCTCTTCAGCAAATTTCTTTTCAGGCGCCCAGACTAACCCTGCTTCAAATATAGGAGCTACTGAATTCATCCTTGTAGATTTATCATGTCCTCTGGTTGGAGAGTAGTTAACAACCGGAATGCCAAGCCTTCTAAGTTCGTGAGTTAATGGAGTCCCTGATGCTTTGGCTTCAATTAATGTCATGTCTGGTTCCCAGTATTGATATTCTTCGTAGGCTATTCTTTTTAACTCTGGAAAATCCCAACGACCTTTTTGCGCATCTAACAATATAATAGAGTCAGGTGCATCTTGCGTTGGTCTAAAAATACCCCAAGTAGAAATAGCAGAGTAATCCGCATTTTCTTTTTTACTAAAGGCTGTATCGTAACTTTGTATGATGTAACTAACTGACGGCAAAGAATCGTGATCCCAAGCTTTCCACCACTCTCTTTTAACAATAGACCCTTCTTCGGATGTTGGGGTTTGCATCCATTGAGCATTCCATTTTTGTACAGGCAAAGATGCTTTAACTTTTTGCAACTCATCTATTGACCAGAACTCGGGCCATAAAGCGTTGTTAGTTTCTGGAAAGATTGCTGGGAACTCTACTATATCCCATTGGTCAGCGGCTGATTCTTTTTGTGCGTCTAGCAACTTAGCCGTTAGATCTATGGAACTCCAACGCGTCATAACAAGAATGATAGCTCCACCAGGCTGCAAACGCTGTCTAGGTCCAGAGGTGTACCATTCCCAACATGCTTCCATAGCAGTAGGACTTAAGGCGTCTTGTTCCGAGTGAGGGTCATCAATAATTAATAGATCCGCACCACGACCTGTAATAGCTCCTCCCACACCCGCAGCAAAGTATTCTCCGCCTTTGTCAGTCTCCCAACGACCAGCTGATTTACTGTCTGCTTTTAATTGTACTTCTGTAAAGATTCTTCGATACTCATCTGTATCCATCATGTTTCTAACTTTACGACCAAACCTTACGGCTAACTCACCTGTATGAGTTGTCTGCATAATTTTTCTTTTAGGTTGCTTGCCCATAATCCAGGCTGGAAAATAAGTAGAACAAAACTCGGACTTGGTATGACGAGGAGGCATGTTAATAATTAATCTTTTAATTTTGCCACTAGCTACATCTTCTAGTTTTTGTGCAAAAATTTGATGGTGACGTCCACAAATAAACTCTGGCCACATGTAATTAACAAAGTCTAAAAAGGTGTCTTCACATCCTTGTCGTTTTTTTAAAAGCTCTAAGCGTTCTTTTAGAACTAGGGTTTCTTTAATCTCTTGATCAGAAAGATGGGCTAGGTTCAAAAGTTTTTACCAAATTTTAAATTAAACTCTGGGCCTCTTTGTGAGTTAAGTCCTAGTCCGGCATTAACAAAATATCCAGTATTTGGGTTGTTGTACATATAATCTAGTTGTCCTTTAGCATTTAATAGATTATCAACTACAGCTCTTGCTTGAATGGTTTGAGCGTTACCAACAGGTATGCTTGGTGAATTATAGCTTACAGATCCTGTTGCGTCTCTTCCGGCTGTTTTGCGTGCTTGTATTGAAAATGGCCCTATATTTTGGTTGTATTTAATTTTATCTTGCGTATCTCCTAGCTCATTTATTTCAGATTGCAAATCTATATTTCCATACTTTCCTCTATTTGAATACCTAAGATTTAAATCTCCTGTAAAGTCTCCATCATCTGATTTGTATGCATCTAAAGTTACGTTAGTGTTTGGAGCTACATTCATTCTTTTATCAAAGCTTGTTCCGTAATTACTTCTGCTTACATCAACAGGTAGATTTAAATCATCTAACAAACTATTAATAGAATTAGTTGAAAATTTTCTTGCTCTGTTTTCAATATTAGCTTCAGGATCATCTGATTTATAAATATCCATTACGTCATCTTTGTATTTAAAATCAAATTGATTGGAAAGATCTTTTTCTATAGAGTCTTGATAATTAGAAAAACTACTTTCTATAGAGTTTTGAAACTTGTTAATCGGAGCGTTGTAGTCATATTCTCCAAACTCGCTTGCAATTGCTGTTCCATACAAGTCTTTTAAAATATCATCTATTTCTTCGCCTGCATCTAATCTTCTTTCAGTTGCTTCTTTTTTACTTTCATCTACTGCGCCACCTGTTTTGTAATTTTTAGGATCATACATTTTTGAAATATCTTTTATTTTATTTTCAGCCAACTGAATATCTCTGTTGTATCTATTTAATCTTTCAGCGTATTTATTAACTTGGGTTGCGCTATTGTTTTCAACATATTTTTGTTTTTGTTCGTGTAAAGATTTTAGTTTTTTTAATACAGGAGCTGTTGAAGCTCTTATTGCTTGAGCTTTTTGCAAAGGATTCATAGCTCGTATTGACATAGCTAATATAATAGATTCTGCACCTTTAGAGCCAACTGGACTAATGCCTGTTTCTTTAAGTAAAGAATTAAAATCATTTGGCTTAATAGAGCCTACGTCTGAAGAAGTATCTATAGGCAATATGGTTTCGTTTAGTTGATTTAATTGATCTTGGATGTTTACAGGGCCACCAGCCTCAAATGCGTCAACGCCCTTCTCTGCAACTAGCTTTCTTATTAGATCATCAATCTTAACGTAGGTTCCATCAAATTTATATCCTGGACCTTTAAACTCAATATCTTTTGGTTTTACCTCCC